ATTCCTTATACATATATTAAAGTATTATTGGTTATTTATATGGTTTATTCAGGTCGTTACATAGTTAAAAACAAAACAAAATACAAAGGTGACTTTAATAACGTTATTTATAGGTCACTTTGGGAACGTGCTGTTTTTGGTTGGTGTGATAATAATCCAAAAATAAAGTATTGGAGTTCAGAAGAAGTTGTTATTCCATATTATTATGAAGTAGATAAAAAGTACCACAAATATTTTGTTGACGTTAAAATTATATATGAAGATAAAACATTATTAGTAGAGATAAAACCTGAAAAAGAAACTGTGCCACCAACAGGTGAAAAAAGAACTAAGAGATATATTGCTGAAGGTTTAAACTATGTGAAGAATATGAATAAATGGGAAGCTGCAGATAATTATGCAAAAGATAGAGGATGGGAGTTTCATATATGGACAGAAAAAACTTTACAAGAAATGAAACTTTTACCTAAACCTGTACCTGGTAAACTAAAAAAGTATACACCATTAAAGCCATTTCGTAAAAGAAAACGTAAGAAAAAGTTATAAATAGAAACATGAGTAATTTATTTCAAAAACTTGAACTTGAAGCTTTTAGAAAAGGTATTACACCTAGGACAAGAGAATCAAGAGACTGGTTTCGTAAGAAAGTACAACAGTTAACAAGAGTTAATCGTTCACAACTTATAAGAAATCCAGAAGTAAAAGAAACAAATACGCAAAGATATGGTTCAATGATTATGTTTACTTATGATCCTAAGTTAAAAGATAAGTTACCTTATTATGATACCTTTCCTTTGGTAATACCAGTTGAACCAGCAAAAGGTGGTTTTAGAGGATTAAACCTACACTATTTACCACCTGTTTTAAGAGCAAAATTTTTAGATAGTTTATTAGAAACAACAAATAATGATAAGTACGATGAAACTACGCGATTTAGATTAACTTACAATTTACTTAAAGGCGCTGCAAGGTACAGATATTTTAAACCTTGTATAAAACATTACTTATTAGAACATGTTAAATCAAGGTTTGCAGAAGTCGCTTCACCTGAGTGGGAGATTGCAACTTTCTTACCAATAGCAAGATGGCAAAAAGAAAGCGCTAATAGAGTATATTCTGAATCAAGAAGGATAGCTAATGGCTAGTAGTGTAGATGAATTAAAAGCATTGGCAAACACCAAATTAGGTTTTGCAAGACCAAATCGTTTTTTAGTAACCTTTCCAACAAATTTTGGTGGAAGTGGTGGAATACTTGGAAGTGTCTTAGGTTTGTTAAATTTAGGTGGAGGCGGAGCGTCAGGTAGAGAATTAAATATACTTTGTTCTAATACAACTTTACCAGCTAAAGTAACATTAACAAGTGAACGTAGAATCGGTATGGAATTTCAAAAGGTTGCTTATGGATATGCAGTTGATGACGTAAGTATGACTTTCTATTTAATGAATGATTATGGTGTTAAAGAATATTTTGATGCTTGGCGAAACACAGCGATACCAGAAGATGGTGGTAACGCCTTTTTAAGTAATTACAAAAGCAGTTATGCTAAAAGTATTACTATACATCAACTTAGACAACCTTTAAAAGGTTTTAGTAAACAGGTTGGACCGATAAGATTTGGATTAGGATTAGGTGGTGGCAGTGTTTATTCTGTTGAACTACTTGATGCATTTCCAGTAGCAACTAGTGCCATTGAATTAAATAACGAATTAGATGGATTAGTACAATTAACAGTTACGTTTGCGTATACTAACTGGAAAAGAGCTTCAAATACGCAAGGATTTATTAACATGGATATTGATACACCACTTGGTGGAATTGATATATTATAGGAGTGAATGAATGAGTTTGTTACCAAAACTTAATAATGTACCAAAATATGATTTGACTATTCCTTCAACCAACAAGGAAATAAAAGTTAGGCCTTTTTTGGTAAAAGAAGAAAAGATAATGCTTATTGCTGTAGAGTCGCAAGATCCTAAGCAAATAGCAACAGCAGTTATTGACACTGTTAAATCTTGTATAATGACTGACGTTGATATTGCAAAACTTACATCATATGATATTGAATACTTATTTTTAAAGATAAGAAGTAAGTCAGTAGGTGAGACAACAAAGTTATTATTTAAGTGCACTTCATGTGATACTGAAAATGAAGTTGTTATTAACTTAAATGATATTAAAATGAATGTTCAGCATGCGCCGAATGTTATAAAAATAACAGATAACATATCGATAGAGATGCAACATCCGTCGTACTTATCACTTGCTAACAGTGATACACTAACAAAAGGTACACCAACAGAACAAATATTTTCTATAATAAAAGAAGCTGTTGTAGCAGTAATGACTGATGATGAAAGAATTGACGTAAGAGACGTAGATGGTGCAGAGTTTCAAGAGTTCTTAGAATCTATGACACAAGCACAGTTTCAAAATGTAAAAGACTACCTTGAAACTATTCCAAAACTCAGTCACACCACTGAATTTAAATGTATAAAATGCGCTACTGATAATAGCGTATTGTTGGAGGGCCTGCAAAGTTTTTTATAATTAGTCTATCTCATACATCGTTGCATAACCATTATAAAACAAATTTTGATCTAATGCAACATCACAAATATTCATTAAGTGAGATAGACGGATTGATACCATGGGAAAGAGACGTTTACGTAGATATGTTAGTTGAACATATAAAAGAAGAAGAAATGAAAATGAACGAAGCACAAAGAGGAAGAAATGGCTAGAGCATATTCAACACTTGGTGATGTAATTGAACAATTGAGACAAAATAATCAAACTAATGTCGATATTAATCAAGGCATCGCTGGTCTTGAAAATATGTTCGGTAAATTCTTTGCTGATTTAAAAAGATCAAGCTTAGAAGAAAATCGTGAAAGCGGTAAAGGTAAAGCAGCAGAACAAACTGGTAGAGCTAGTGGTAGTCCAAAGGCACAAAAGTCTGGTGGAGGTTTACTTAGTGGTCTAGGATCTTTAAGAAATCTTGGATTTCTTGGATCTCTTGGTGCCGTTGCTGGTGGTATAACATTAGGTGCAATCGGTATCTTAAAAGCATTAGGACCTGCAGGTGTTGGATTAGGTGCATTCTTTATAGGATTAGCAGGTGCTGAAGCCATAATACAAAAATTTGCAAAAGGTGATGCTGGCGCAGGTATAAAAAATTTATTAATAAATCTATCAGAAGGATTAAGTTCATTTAGTAGTAAAGCGTTTATAGCACTTGGAACAGTTTTAGCTGCAGGTGTTTTATTTCCAGGTAAAACAATGAAAGGGTTAGCTGCGGTTGGTATAGGTTTAGCAGGTTTCTTTACAGCTCTAGCAGGTTCAGATAAGTTGATACAAATGATGGACGGTGACGGTGGAGCAAATTTAAAAGTATTGTTAACAAATATAGCAGGAGGTTTAGACGCTTTTAGTACTAAATCGTTTTTGGCTCTTGGCGCAGCAATGGCTGGTGGTGCATTAGTGTCTCTTTTTCCTGGTGGTGCGGCAGCCGCAAGTGTAGGTTTAGCTGCTATAGGATTAGGCATTGGAGCTTTTATTACTGGTTTGGCAGGTATATCAAAACTTGGTGCAGTTTTAGGTGTTGACGGTAGCGCGTTTAAAGTTTTAGTAACTAATATTGCAGGAGGTTTGGCTTCTTTAAATCAAATTGAAGGTGAAGGGTTACTTAAAAAGATAGGTGCGATAGCTGGTATAGGACCTGCTTTATTTGCAGCAATGGCTGGAACTGGTGCTACTCAAATTACTGATGGTATTGTAGATGGTGCTAAGAAAGTAATGAATTTTTTATTTGGTACTGATTTTAAAGATCAAAAGACTACAAGAAAAAATATGATAAGAGATATGGTTGATTCTATGAAACCGTTACAAGAACTACCAGATAATCTTGGACAAAAACTAGAAACTATAGGATCGGCACTTTCTAAATTTATGGTAACTTTTAATAAAGTTGCTGGTGGATTTAACATTGATGAATTTTCAAAGTCATTTTCAAGTTTAGCGATAACTCTTTCTGAAACAAGAAAACTGTTATATGTTATGGCAAACGGTGGTACTTATCAAATGACAGGCTTTGGAAACAGAATAAAACAGGCAGTTGGTAGTGCTTTATCATTTGCAGGATTTGATAATGAACTTGGAAAGATAACTTTTGGTAAAGAAGGAAGCGGTGGATTA